TCATTACGCTGTGCAAGTTGATTGCCAACAACATGCAAGTCAAATTTGAAATCGCCGGAATCCAACTGAAGGAATCCGAAGCCAAAACTCTTCTGTCAATCGGAAGCGAAGCACCAACCGTCACAGTGGACTTGATGGACCACGTCGACACCAAACTTCTCGATAGCAGCAAACTTTTCAGTCTCAGCATTGAAAAGAAACACCCTGAGCTTGCGACTCTCGCTGCCAAGCTGGCGATCACGTCACCTTCAATCAAAAAACGGAAGCAAAATCGGGGACGGCATACCATCAGCCAGATGGAGGTGAAAAAGATCACACTCGATCAGGCGTTAGAAGAGCTCTGCACTTACAAGAGCTTGAAAAACGTTGGTGCAGCCATGATTGTTCACAGCTTGTCCTTCGGTAAAGCCTGCACAATCCGAGAGATCGCTGTCAATCAAGTTAATGACCTTTGGGACCGTGACGTAGGGGCACAGTCAGAACTGTTTGCAGGATTCAAGCGAGTTCAAGGACAGTTCATGCCTTTTGTAGCAAAACCTCAAAAAGGTCTGCTCACTTACCACAGCTCGCCTGTGTACGGTGCGCTCCGTGAAGGCACTGCTTATCTGAAGCAGACTGGATTTATCAAAGTCGAGGAGCAAATTGAATTCGGCTCCGCCGATAAAGAACTCAAAGGCACTGAGAACCATCTCCAACGTAAGGTCTACCGACTTGAGCTCACTGAGTCAGGTCAAGTGTTGGCAGACACCTGGGCAGATGTCGACCAGTTCATCTTGAATTTTTGGAACACTCGAAAAGCTTGATTAGCTAAGTCGGGCTAACCTCATAGGACCGCGAATCAAGCGGTCCTTTTTTAATGCAATGAACGTCAACTACATCACCAACCGCCAGGAGTTTGAAGCTGCTCTTGCTGAGTTGTGGACAATCCCCAAACTCTGCGCTGACTTTGAGACCACGGGGCTCGATGCACGAGTTCACGAACCAAGACTTCTTCAGCTCTGTACGACGCAAGAGGACGTCGAGGACAGAACCGTATATGTAATTGATTTCTTTAAGTGCAAAGACATAGACGGTCTTAAAGCGCTTATCGAGTCGAGGCAGATGCTTCTTTTTCACAACGCTAATTTTGACTTACAGTTTTTCCTCAAGCTTGGTATCGACTTCAAGAAAAAGATTTTCGATACGTTTATAGCTGAGCGCTGCCTGCGAGCAGGATATAAAGAAAAGAAGGTAAGTCCTAAAACTGAAAAAGTTTTCTTCGGAGATGTCAGTTGCTCTCTGAAGGCTGTTGTATCGAGAAGACTGGAAATTGAAATCTCTAAAGAACAGCAGGTTTCAGATTGGAGCGCTGAAGAATTGTCTTTAGATCAAATTGAATACGCAGCTAAAGACGTTGATATTCTCCCTAAAATCGCTGCCCTTCAGCTCAAGGAGCTCGCAGCCGAAAACCTGCTCGAGGTCTACACTCTCGAGAGTCAAGTTATCCGCCCCGTGGCATTGATGTGTCACTATGGTTTCGGTGTGGATGTCAGTAAAGTAAGAGCCCTACAACATTTAAAACAGCAGGAGCTAGACACAGCTACTAGATTATTTTGTGAGTCCCTTGATAATCGGCTTCAAGATGAATTTAAACTCCCACGAAGGGCCGATGGGGCAATCGCCATCGGAAAGAACGCCAAAAAGGAGTTCAATCCTGGATCTAATGCACAATGTGTCCGATGTTTCAATCAGATCGGCACTGCTTTACCAACTGACGCTAGAACTGGAAAACAAACGCTGTCTCAAGTTGCACTAAGCGAGTTTGACAGCGACGACGAAACACTAAACCTTCTTAGGAAACGAACGAAGCTTGAGACTGCTCTCGCACACGTCGAAAAAATTCTGACAAATATCAACCCTGTCTCCTCGAGGATGCACAGTGGATACAACTCATATGGAGCCAACAGCGGACGCTTCACAAGCTCTGGCTCCAAACGTGTAACAGGTAATAAGAAAAAAGAGTCATGGGGAATCAATATTCAACAAGTACCTAGGGACAAAGAGTTTAGAGAGTGTTTCGTCCCTTCCACGGGATTCAAATTCGTTATCGCGGACTATTCACAGATTGAGCTTCGCTTGGCAGCGGAGCTTATTGGAATACCTCAAATGATTGAGGCTTTTCAGAATGGCGCAGATTTGCACTCACTCACTGCGAGCTTGATTTACCATGTGCCGATTGATGAAGTGGAGAAGTCTCAACGTCAGATGGGAAAGACGTTGAACTTCGCTTTGCTTTACGGCATGGGTTTCAAGAAATACAAAACATATGCTGCCAGCTCAGGTAACATCATCTCATTATCTGAAGCTAAGGTGGCTCACTCAGGTTTCCACCGTGCTTACCCTCGGCTAAAGGAATGGCACAGAGAGCGAAACGCTATGGTTCAGGACGGCTGGACTTACGTAAGAACTCCTATTGGGAGGAGAAGGTTGCTGAGTTACGACGACGCGGCCATGACCACCTGCGCCAATACCCTGATCCAGGGAGCAGGAGCGGACATACTGAAGCTTGCAATCGCCCGCCTAGGAAAATTAATAAACGATGACTTCCGTCCTATCGCCACGGTGCACGATGAACTTATTTTTGAAGCGGTTGAAAGCAAAGCGGATCATTTCAAAGAGGTGCTCGAGACTGAAATGAGACTTGCAGCAGAGTCCGTTTTGAGTAAAGTTCCCGTTAAATGCGACGCAAACGTCGGAGACTCCTGGGCAGAAAAATGAATTTGATTACTGTTTGGTTACCTCAAGACGAAAAGCGCGACGTCTTTACAGCGAAGACTGACAGTGGGTATGTCGGCTGCGTCAAAACAGACGGATGCATGATTATGACTAATGAGCACTATGCAAAACCGTTAGTCGCTGCAAACGCTGCGAGAAAACTAAATAAAACACTTAAACAAAATGGTCTTATACAAGAGACTGTAAAAGTTAAGACAGAAAAATTAAAAAAGACAGATAAGGCAGCAGAGTGTAAGTTAACAGGAAGATTGTATACAGATGAGCAACGTAGCGCCATGCCACTTCTCAGCTTTAGAGAAGTTTGGATTGTGACTCGTAACGACGAGTATGTTCTCGACTGTCTAAATACAAGTAAAAAATTACTTTGTTCATATACAAAAGACAAAGAGAAAGCAAAACGATTTAAAGATTACGAGGAAGCGTCCAGAATATCTAGAACATTAAAGTCGGTCTGTGGACCAGGATTTGACATCAGTCGTTATTGGCTGAAAAACAGCTAAATTTAAATATATGTAAGTAAGTCTTAGGATGAATCTTCGTACGGCAGGTCAACTCTTTGGTATCGATTTAGCTGGTTTATTCAGTGACGCCGACGATGAGGGAGGCTCAAATCCTTTTTTGGATTTAATCAATTCTTATAACGGTGGTGGTATTCAAAATATCAACCTTGTAGGAAGCAATATCGGTGCCAACACTGGTGTAATTGAAGGAGGCGTCAACGTTGGGCAAGGACTTGGTGGTGTTACCCCTCCTGTTACCCCTCCTGTTACCCCTCCTGTTACCACACCTGATACTCCTGCCCCTGTTAGCGGACCTTTCCCTAACTTCGACTTTTCTGAGTACGGAAGTTCGGGTTACGGAATGAAAGACGTTTACGCACTTTTAAATCAAGGTGCCTCTGGCGCTGATATTCGTGCATTAGGTGCTAGAGCAAAAGATCAGGGACTGAATGTTGGTCGACGGGCTGAGCAATTGCTAAACACAGCTCTCTCTAAAGACTTCGAAGATAAGTTCGGTGGATTTAATTACGCTGACTACGGTCAGCCTGGCTTCGGTATGAAAGATGTTGATTATGTTCTTAAACAAGGAGGTTCGTTAGAAGATATCCGTAGACTCAGTTATGCAGCTCGAGACAAAGGTTTGAATATTGGTCCAAGGACTCAGCTGCTGTTAGAACAAGAATTTGGACAAAGGCCAAACCCAGAGCCGGTTAAAACAGAAGAAAAGGTTCAACCCTTCTCTGAATACGACTTCGCTTCTAAGGGAGGAAAAGGTTTTGGTATGGCAGACATCGATTACCTTACCAAAGCGGGAGCAAGCAAAAGACAACTTCGGGATCTCCGCGATAGAGCTGTTAAAGAAGGTCTCGAAATTGGTGGAAGAGCTGGACGACTGCTTCAAGAAGGAAGTAAAAGAAGCGGAAAAGACTTTAGCAACTTCGATTATGGCGCTTACGGCGGAAAAGGCTTTGGTATGAAGGATGTTGAAGCACTCCTTGATCAAGGCGCAACACGGAGAGACATTAAAGCAGTTGGTAAAAGAGCTATGAAAAAAGGACTAAATGTTGGAGATCGCGCGAAAGGTTTATTTAATGCTTTGCAGGCCGAAGATAATAAAAATCCAGAATTAAGTGCAGTCGCAAACGCTATAGCGGGAACGGTAGCTGGGTTAGTGCGATAAAAGAATAAATGAGCTGAAAAACAGCTAAATTAATGTATATGTGAACAAGTCTGAGGATGACTAGCACCCCTCTTCGTACCGCAGGTAGCCTTTTTGGAATTGACTTAGCTGGTTTATTCAAAGACGACGAAGATGGAGAGAATAATTCCTTCAATCTTCAGCCCTTTCTCCAGTTCACTAAGACCTCGAAAGGGCGTGGTGGTGTCTTAAGTTTCCGTCCACAGCAACAAACTGGGACAACGTCAACGCTTGGTTTCGGAGGCGGTGGCGGAAGCATTCAAAATATCAACGTTGTAGGAAGTAATGTCGGTGCAAATACTGGTGTAATTGAAGATGGGATCAACGTCGGTGGCGACGACGGAGGTACAACCGATCCCGGTCCTCAGCTGCCACAGCGTTTCAAATCTGATGCAGATATCAGGTACGGCACTGACTACATGGGTAATTTAACTGAGCAACAAGCCACTGGTAAAGCCAACCAGCTCTTAGCTCGTGCGCTTGGTACTCAATTAAACCAAGGTCTTTACAACAAACTTTTCGAACCGCTGTACAAGGATCTGCAGACCGGAAACGATTACGGTCTCGATATGGATCGTTTTTATAAGAACGTTCGTGAAGCAGGTTATGAGCCTTATGCGGGTCAAGAAGGTATTGGCCTCTTCGGAAAAGAAGGTGCAGAAGGCGGTTACGACTCTTATGCCAAATTTGTTGAGGGTAAATTTGCGAAAGACGGGCCTGCCTTCTACGACATGGCTGATGCAGGTCGTAAATTCTTAGAAGCAAAAGCTTTCTACCGCCCTGGTGGTGAAGACACTAACCTCACAAGAATCGGAAATATCCAAGAACGTTTTGACAAAGGCGAGATGAAGTTTAGTGGTTCAGGCGGTAACCCTTATGGAGGTGGATACCGTGCTGCAGACTTCAGCGGCTTTGCTGATACCCGTGCAGGTACTAAAGACTTCTATGAAAACTACTTAAAAGGAATGAAGGGTGAGGAAGATACTGGTCCGGAAACAAAACTCGCACCAACTCAGTTGGGTGATTTCGAAAATTACGATTTCGCATCCGCTGGGCAAGCAGGTTTTGGAATGGAAGATATTACGGAATTGAGTCGCGCAGGAGCAGGTACTGCACAACTCCGAGCTCTTGCTGGTAAAGCAAGAGACAAAGGATTAAATGTCGGACGACGCGCAGAAGCTCTGCTTTCACAAAGCAGGGATAAGAGTGGTACTGACTACAGCAACTTCGACTTTAGTAAGTACGGACAAGGCGGTTATGGTTTAGAAGACGTCAAAGCATTGCTTGATCAAGGCGCAACTCGCAGAGATCTTCGCGATCTTGGTCGACAAGCTCAAAGCAGAGGACTGAACGTTGGAGGAGGTGTTAGGAGGCTCTTCGGTGGTTTCGACCCCAGCATGGTCGGAGGATCTACCAGGGTCTGATTTAATTAAAAGGGTTCGAAGAGTGATAAACTTTTCGAACCCTTTTTAAATGATGTCATCTGAAGAGTACAGTCTTTTAATTTCCAGAGGCAAGACTGAAGCAAAGATAGCGGTCAAAGCATTCGACGCTGCCCACGCTCAAGCTCAAGCTTTAGACATTGCGCGGAGCCTTGAGGCCGAAAAATTTGAGTTGGGATATGGAGAAACAAAGCAAAATAAGTTAAGCGAGTTGTTTGAGAAGCTCGCTTATAACGATTTCAGTCACGAAGAGTGTTTCGACTGGAGGGGAGCAGTCGTTAATAAAGTTCCAGCTGTTTATACGCTTAACAAAAGATTTTACGTGCGTCCTCTAATACTTGGTTACCTAGATATAGGAAAAGACGCTGTAGTAAAAAATGTGTGCAAGAACCCATTGTGTGTAAACCCATACCATAACCAATATTTGAGTGAAAAAAATTCAAAACTTGGTGGCGGAGACCTCCAGATGCTTTTAGCATTCCGTAGCCAAGGCGCAAGCGTTCCGCAAATCGCCAAGGCACTCAACGTACACCGCTCAACGATTTACCGAATCCTTAAAGATGAACGTTTTTCTTCTGGGACTTAGGGTCACAGACTCTGCAATGGTCGAAGACGGCAAAGTCAACGTCATTGCTGAATCTTTGCCCTCATCAAGCAAAAAGATCTCAACCAAAGTCCAACTGATCCAAAAAGAAGACCACTACGTCGGCAAACTTCTAAAAGACCTCGACGAAAAACAAGAGGTTCTTGCCATTGGACCAACCAAAGCCACACCTGATGGTGTGATTCAGATGCAACCAATGCTGGTTGTCACCCCTGAAAACTTTAGTGACATTCTCGCCATCAATACCTTCATGGCGTGCGGTGGACTTGGTCCCAAGTCAGAAGAGAGCGAGGTCGGTGACTCAACTGTCACAAACCGATCTATTGCCTGGCAAGCTCCTGACGACAAAGAAACAAATTGGTTCAAGCTCACAGCCTGGAACCAGCACTCCAAACAACTCTCTGAGCTTCCAAACGGAACGCCCACGATCGCTGTCGGTCGGGTGAGCACGAGTGAAAAAGGTGAAAAGCAGTATCTGAACTACGCCGTAGATCAGATTCTTTACCTTCCCAAGGGCACGAAGTCCGCGCCCAAGAAAGCAGCTGACCCCGAAAAAGGTCAAGTCGCTGCAGCGGCTATTGGTTCAATTAACTTCTCTCTTTGATTAATCATGGTCTTTATCGCTGGACAATTTGCGGCTGATGAGATTCTCTGCCAAGTCCCACCGCACACGCTCCGTATCGATCTTCAGCAGCGTCGCTGGAAGTCGGACACGGATCCTGATCAAGCAATCACAGACGCTAACGACAACGGAATCCCTATTTCATTTGTACTGCTCGGGTTTACTCCCTTCTATGGGAACCTCGGCATGCGAAACCGTCAAGAATTCATCAGGGTTGCGTTTATTGGTGTGGACCCTACTCATCGTCTGTTACCTAGTCGATGCGTATCAACTGCTGT